AAGTTCGGCCTCATCATGTCGATGACGGAGGAATTGGACGAGGACGGCAAGTACAACGACCAGTACGCGAACCTCGCTCGCCGCATGAAGCGGGCGTTGTTCAAGACGATGGACGTTGATGCTGCCAACATCCTCAACCGCGCCTTCAACTCGGCGTATGTGGGCGGCGATGGGCAGTCGCTGGCGAGCGCTTCGCACACCCTCCCGGGTGGCGGGACGTTCTCCAACACGCTCTCGACGGCGTTCTCTCCTTCGCGCGCGGCGCTCATCGTCGTTCGACAGAACGTGATGCTGCTCCCCGGGCACGACGGCGTGACCGAGGGCTACATGGTCAAGAAGATCGTGTGCCCCGTCCAGCAGTTGGGCGCCTGGGAGGGGATCATCGGCTCGGACAAGGTTCCGGAGTCCGGCAACAACGAGAAGAACATCGTTGCTGACTGGAAGCTCGAGCTTGTCCCGGTGCCCTTCTGGTCGGCCTCCAGTACCAACTGGGGCGTCATCACCAACGCGGACAACGGCATCAAGTTCAAGATGCGGCGCAAGCCGCGCGCTAGGACTTGGTACGACGAGCCGACGGAGGTCATCAACCACGGCGTCAGCGCTCGTTGGGCTCGCGGGTGGACCGACCCGCGCGGCTTCTACGGGTCGAACGCGTAAAGGGGGAGCGCCATGTACGGCACTTACAACTACCCCCACCTCCCGCATCAGGCATTCCCCGTCGGGGTTCGCCTGGGGCCGCTCACCGTCGTGGCCGGCGGGTCAAACGTTCACTTCGTCCGCTCGACGGGCGCGGCGGACTACGACCCGCCGGAGCTCGCTGGCCGTATCCACACCACGATCAACTCTGCCCTTGGGCAGTGCCGGTCGGGGCGTGGAGATACGGTCATCGTGCTCGAGGGGCATACGGAGACGCTAACGTCTGGTGACTCGTGGTCCAACCTCCTCGCCGGGACGCAAATCATCGGCCGAGGTTGGGGGACCATGCGCCCCACCATCACGTTCAACCACGCCGATGCTCAGATTGACATCGACGTTGCCAACGTACGCATCGAAAACTGCATCTTCAAGGCGGCCGGCCCGGCAGGGTCGACGGCTTTGACGGTGGCCAACCCCTTCAACGTCACGGCGGCTGGGTTCCAGTTCGTCGCGAACGAGGCCGAGGTTGGCATTGATGCGGATCAGCTCTGCACGGACTTCATCAAGTTCGCGGCGGGCGGTGATGACGCGGTGGTGGCGGGCAACTACATCTACGGCGCTCTGGCGGCTCCGATCACTTCGGTGATTACGACCACCGGCGCCGTGGACAGGTTGCTGATTGCCGTCAACCGCATCGATGCGGCGGTGGCGACTGCGGCGACGGGGATCCTTCTGGACCTCGACAACGCAGCCATCATCGAAAACGACATCATCGGCAACCACCTGTGCAACAAGACGGCTTCGTCGAAGTTCGTCATTGACCCGCACGCCACGTCCACGGGCTTCGTGGATGGCAATCGATACTACGTCAACGACGGCGCTACCGGCCCGGCTTCGCTTGGCTGGTCGACGTTCACGACGACGTATCGGTTCGGCCTCAACTACTGCGTCACGGCGGATTCGGCCTCGGCCATCCTCTGCCCTGCTGCGGACTCGTAACAGCTACTCTAGCCCCGGGGTCGGGGCTCCCTCGCGGGGATCCCGGCCCCGGGCTCGTATCTGGAGACCAGATTGGCGAGCCCGAATATCTACCCGAACGGCGCAGGCGGAGCGAGCGGCGACAGGTTCGCCACCGATGCTCCCCTGTATTCGTCCGGGCTGGTCTACTACCTGCATTCTGGCACCGGCTCTGACTCCAACTCTGGGCTCGAGCGTGAAAAGCCGCTCGCCACGATTGGCCAAGCCATAACGAACACGTCCGCGGGCGATATCATTATTGCGCTGTCGGGGCACTCGGAGTCACTCGCGGCGCAGGTTCCGTTTGCCAAGGCGTTGACCGTGGCTGGAGAGGGCACGGGGTCGTCGAGGCCGAAGTTCACCTGCAACGGCTCCGGAATCGACATGTTCAATGTCACCGCCGCAGGGGTCAGGTTCCGCAATCTCTATTTCCCGGCGTCCACGGCAGCCGGATACCGCGTCACCATCGGCGCTGCTGGCGCGGAGGTGGACGGGTGCTACTTCGAGCACGGCGCAACGGACAGCCCGCAGGCGGTTTACATCGCCACCAACGGCAACAACGCACGCATCGCTAATACGACCTTTGTTGTGACGTCGACGACGACGCGCCCAGGCGGCGCGATCCGGGTTGCCAATGCAATCAGCGACTTGACGCTCGATACCGTCGTAATTGACGGCGGGACCGTCGGCTGGGACAACCCGTTCGCCTTCCTTGGCGGTGCGGCCATTACCAGGCTAGCGGCCCTTGACATTGACCTGCTGCGCGGATCGGACATCAGTCTCGCGACAGGCACGACGGGCCACGTCACCATCCGCAACAAGACTGGTTCCTCTCGGATCGTGTGGGCTGCATGAGCCTGAGCATCCCGAGGAAGTACCCGCACTACGGCGCCCGAGGCGAGTACCAGGCGCTCTGCGATTACTGCGGGCTCAAGTACTACCGCCGCCTTGGCCGCATGAAGCGTGACGCGGCGGGGTTCCTAGCTTGCGAAGAGTGCGCCGAGGGACGTGATTCGGTCACCCTCGACAGGCTCAACGCTGCAGGCGCCGTCACGTCCCGCGTCCCGCGTCCTGGCGAGGAGGGCCGCTAAGTGGCAATCGCCGCCACGTATAGCTTTGCGCTCACGGTGGACCAGCTCATCCGCCGCTCCATGCAGGTTGCGGGGCTTCTCTCGTCCGCGCATACGCCCGAGGACGAAGACCTGTCCCTAGCGCGGGACCTCCTGGCGATGGAGCTCGACGCCCAGCAGACCGAGGGCGTCAGTCAGCGGAACATCGAGCGCGATACCAAGACGCTGGTCTCTGGCACAGCTGAGTACACGCTCGACGACGATACCGTTGACGTCATCGTCGGCCCCGGGAACATCGCCGGGACCATTATCCCGTCTTCTGGCTCCGAAACACACGTACGGGCCATCTCCCGGCACGAGTACCAGAGCATCACCAACAAGGACGCCGACGGGACGCCGTCGCTGGTGTTCGTCGAGAAGGCGTCCAGCGTGAAGGCGGTCTTCTGGCCCGTCCCTGACGCTACGGCAACGTTTCGTTACAGCAAGCTACGCCTCCCGCGCGACTCGTCCGGATCGAGTAATACCGACGTCGATCGCAGGCGGCAAAAGGCGATGGTCTGGGCGCTGGCCCACGACTTGGCCGTGTCCAAGGGGCTCTCGGAGTCGCGCGTGAAGATGCTCCGCGATGAGCGGGATCGCCTCAAGGCCTACGCCCGTGTCAACGACATGGAGCAGGTCCACGCGCAGTTCTACGTCTCGAGGGGGCGGTAATGGCCGGGTCGCTCATTTCCCCCCTCGCGGCCGGAGTGAACGGCTGCGCCTCGGGTGCCGCCGAAATCTTCGACCAGGGCACGAGCAACGCCGCCGAGGCGTTCAGTGACTGGCGCTGTACCGCGCAGGAGACGACGCACGCTCTCGACGCCAACGGCGGGGTCATCCGCTACGTTCGCGGCCCAGTCGACGTCGTTTGTAAGGACTCGTCTGGCAACGCCGTCCGCACCTTCACCTGGACGGATTCGGGCGCGGCGGTGGCCCTCGAGAACGCCTTTGTCACCGGGACCAGCTCGGCGGGACAGAGCGGGACGGGAACGGGGTACCGCAGCTATCTGAACACGCTGCTTACCAGCTTCTTTGAATCATTCGGCGCCCCCGACGGGAAGGTTCTGGTCAACAACGTTGCCCAGGATCTGCAGGACGTAATTGGGTCGACGACCGGCGTGTTTTTCAACGTCGTTTCCGGCTACGACGCCGTAGGGGATGACTCCAACAACGACACCACGCCCATTCAGAACGCCATCACGGCGGCGCAGGCCGCTGGCGGCGGGATCGTCTACTTCCCTCCCGGGACCTACAAAATCAACGGCACGCTAGCCGTGTCGAATAGCAAGGTCATGCTCTGGGCGCCAACCCCTGGCACGGTCATCAAGCAGTACGGAGCTTCTTCTAACTGGGTCTCGATCACCGCAGACAACGTTGTCGTGAGCGGCCTGGGGTTCACGGCGTCCGCCACCGGGCACACAGGGACGTGCATTGCCGTCGGGGCGTCCACGACGAACGTCCGCATCAACAACTGCAACTTCAACGGCCACAACGGGGCGGCAATCTCCGGCGGCATTGGCGCTGGATCGATTGTCGCGGGCGTGTTTGTGGATGACTGCTATTTCAAGCTGCCCGAGGGGTCGGGGACGGTTGCATCCACGTCTGGGGCCATCGCGTTCGACAACTGCATAGTTCAGGCGACCGTCGCTGTTGCAACGATATTTTCCCAGGCGGCGTACAGCATCCAGCACTGCCGCATCACTCTCGACAGCGGCTCTACAACGATAATCCACACCATCACGTCTGGCGCTCAGATTACCCACGCGGGCAACACCATCTACAACGCTGGCGCTGGCGATGTGTTTCTGTTCAGCGGCTTCTCCGGCGCAGCGCAGACGATATCCGAGGCCGGGACCGTGGCCCGCATGGGCGCCGGATCATTTCGCCTCGTCAACGGTGGCACATTCGCGGGGACGATGTTTCGCTCCCAGTGGCGCGCTGGCAGCAAGGTCGCGACTAGTGGCGTGGCGACCACCTATACCCCTGACACGAATTTCGAGATACACGAGGTCGTGTCGTCGGGGGCGTCAATGGGATTTCAGAACGCCTCGCCAGCGGTTACCTACCCCGGAGCCCGCCTAATCTTCTGGTACAAGAACACGTCAGGCGGCGCGATTACGCCGACGTTTGGCACCGATTACCGTGGCACTGGCGTATCAACCGCCAACAACCAGGCCACCTGTTACGAGTTCGTTTACAACGGC